GTTTTGAGTTGTGTTTACACCTTGTAATATGGTGATATTATTGGTTGCAGTATTAGCTGTTGTTCTAGCATAATCATCAATCGAACTAGTTACACCTGTATTGGCCTTATCAAAGGCTGCATTTGCTTTAGCGTAAGCTGCCGTTGCAGTATTATCAACGCTAGAAATTCTGGTATTCTGAGTTGTGTTTACACCTTGAAGTATGGTGATGTTATTTGATGCTGTATTCGAGGTTGCTCTGGCGTAATCATCAGTAGATGTGGATACACCCGTGTTGGCCTTATCAAAGGCCGCCTGTGCCAGACCAGTAACGGTTGTTATATTGGTATTTTGTGTAGTATTAACACCTTCCAATACAGAAATTCTAGTATTCTGTGTAACATCAACACCTTGGAGTATGACTGTGTTTGGTGATGCTGTGGCGTCTGTAGTGAGAACTAGAGTTTGTCTGGTCCAACTATTTTCAGCCGAAGAATAGGTATAATTTATACCATCTACGGTGGTACTTTGGCCATTTGTGGGAGAATTTGGAAATGCCATGTAGGTATATTCTTATATGTTTGTTATTATTTATATTTAGGTTTCTAGGTGGACAATCAAGAACTGAATACTGATACGCCTATTGCATAATCATATAATCCACCAGCATAAACTGCACCTATTCTGGTATTTGATGTAAAGTAACCACAAGGTCTTATAGAAGTTGAGACTGATGGCGGTGCTCCAGATAAATCGCCTGCATTACCAATAGTTACATAATTTTCACTAGGCATTGCAGTAGTAAAATTAATTGTATAATCACCTGTTCCGTTACGAGTTACAGAAGAAACATTAAAAGAACCATAAATTGTTAATGTGGGAGCCGAATACATAAATCTTACCCATGCCTTTGATAATCCTCTAGAAACATCCGTATACACCCCACCAGAATTTTTAACACTTACGTTACTGGTAAATATGGCATTCTGTGAACTATCTAAAGTTAATGCTGTAGTTGTGCCGGCAGTCTGTAATACCAAATTACCTGTGGTATCTGTATTGACTATAAAAGAATTGACGTTAGTTGTTCCGACTGATATTGTGCTCATGGTTTATTCTTTAAGTACCAAAAATTATTACGCTATTTAATGGCATATTTAATTGAACATTTGCCCCACTATATGACCAAAATCTGTAAGATGAAGTCGAAAAAGAATACGGGCTACAAGTTCTACTAGATGAACCAGCTTCACCACAACTTATTGCGGCAACATAATTAGCATTAGACATAGCAGTTGTAAAATTAATTGAAAAATCACCTGTTCCATTATAAGTAATAGAACTAACATTAAATGATCCGTTAATAGTTGGACTTGCAGAAGCCGTAAATTTCACCCATGCTTTTGCCGAACCTTGAACCAAAGTAGATGCTGGTATTGTATTACCTGTGGCATCTACCATTGTGTTAGCCGTTATAGTATTGGTAATATTGGCTGTAGGTGCTGTGATTCCATTGGTGTCTATTATTACAGTCATGCCCATGTTCCTATACTTGTATTTGCACCTGAGGCACCAATTCGTGAAAGCTTAAAGAAACTTCCTATTGCTGTGGTGTACGGACCAACTGATACGCTAGTTGTATATTGAGGAATAAATGTTCCTCCTGCGTTTATAGAGACAGTACCTTTAAGTAAAAATATTTTATAAATTGCTGCTGTAGCACCAGGTGAGGCTAATGTAGTTGCAGTTGCAGTTTGTATAAACCCACTATAGGTTGTACCATTAGTTAAATCATTATATGAAGTAATACTTGATTGTGGTCCATACCATCCATACGAAATATTATTTAATGTAGCCGTACCACCAAAACCTAACTGAAAATTATGTGATGACGCAGTTGCTGATTTTGATACTGCGATTAATGATTCAAACTGATAAACAGTAGAGCCACTTACGGTTACTCCTACACCAAACAATGGTTGTGCTGATGTAGTCGCTGTTCCTGTATATGCAACATTCAGCCGATAAAACAATTCACCTGGAACTAATCCATTACGAGAAGTAATATCATTAACAAACGTAGCATTCTGTGAACTATCTAAAGTTAGCACATTGGTACTTGATGTTTGAAATATTAGATTACCTGAAGTATCAGAGTTGGCTGTTAAACCTGAAGTGACGGTAGCATTAATTATTGAAGGCATTTTAAATAATCACCCATCTTTGGCCTGGTGGAATGTTCACACTACCAGCCCCTGTTATTGATATAGGACCCACAGATAATCCATTTTGTCCTGAAATAAATGTTACTGCTGAAGTAATTGTGTTTGAATTAAATGATACAGGACCAACGTTTGGACTACTCACCGTTATCCGTGTCCAGCTACCTTCAGTAGAATTGTAGACGTAGTTTGTACCATTAACTAAAGCAGTTTGGTTATTGGCAGGTGACGTAGGAAAGGACATGGCTTATTTATTGTGTTGGATTATGAACTGAATACCGCTACTGATAAAAATGTTGGATTTACAGAACCATTAAGTGTAAATCCAAATTGTGTATTTGATGTTGCCACTATACTTGTCCAAGGTGAAAGAGCATAATTATTTGTTGTTCCTCCTGTAGTGCTTAATGTGGCATAAGTTGCATTAGGCATAGGATTCGTAAAATTAAATATATAATTTGTTGCAGAAACATATGTAACCGAACTACAATTAAATGAGGACCTAATTGTAGTAGTTGATGCATTATAACTAACCCAAGCCTTTGCCGTGCCTTGAACTACAGTAGATATTGGTACGGTATTACCTGTAGAATCTATAATTGTATTAGCAGTTATAGTGTTTGGTATACTAGAAAGATTACGAGAAATCGTCACACTATTTCCTTTTAAAAATTATAAACTGAATACTGCCGCAGTTACTGTAGTTCTATCGACAGAAGAAGCATCTTGCCATTTAGCAGTAACAATTCTTATACTAGATGTTGTACTTGAACCTGTAACCCCCTGTATATTCATAATTGTTGGATTATCCGAATTGGTACCAGTTGTGGTTAATGTTGCAAAATTTGTATCAGGCATAGGGGTTGTAAAATTTATAATATAATCTCCTGTACCATTATCGGTAATACTAGAAACATTAAAAGAAGAACGAATAGCGACAGTACCTGTTCCATTAAAATTAACCCATGCTTTTGCCACTCCTTTGGATACATCTGTGTATGTACCACTAAGAATACTTTTAACACTCACATTACCAGTAAACGTAGCATTCTGTGAACTATCTAAAGTTAATGCCGTGTTTGAAGAACTACCACTTTGAAACACCAAATTACCTGTGGTATCTGCTGAGTAGTTTAGGCTTGTATTAACGTTTGTGCCGGCTGATATTGTGCTCATATTATTTTTATCTGTAAATTGCTACTGACATTTTTGTATTTGTATCTGATAAAGAAAAAGAACCACCTTGTATAGAATACACAGATAATTGTGTTGTTGTTCTTACAATGCCAGCAGTATCGTTAATTTCAAGAAAAAACCCCATTACTCCATTTGCAGCCCTTCCTCCAAATACAGCACTATAATTAGCATCAACCATAGCATTTGTAAAAGTTAAAGTAAATGCCCCTGTTCCAGTTCTTGTAATACTAGAAATATTATAAGAAGAATTAATAACAACAGGACTATTTGGGTTAAAATTTACCCAAGCTTTTGCTGAACCATTAACCACAGTAGAACCTGTTACTGTATTACCTGTGTTATCAACAATACTAGTTAAAGTTATGGCCAAATTACTTGAGTTGTCTGATGTCCAAGTTAAACCTGAACTTCCTGAAGATATGGTGCTCATTTTTTCTTTTACTCGTAGAGAATGTTTATTGAACCAGCATCAAAAGTATCAGTACCGTTTACTGTGGTAATTGTTACGGTAGTTACTACTCCTGAAAGAGTTACTGAACCACCAAAAAAAGTTGACCTATTAGTATCAGATTCACCCATTGTTCCACTTTGAACCCAAGTGTTTGTAGAAGAACTGAGTAAACAAATAGTCATCATTCCGTGACCAACATATCCTGTACCTTGGCCAAATTGAGCTATACCAAAACCAGTAGTAAATGCAGTTGAAGCAACACCACTACTAACAATACTAGAACTACCCAAATATCCAGTTGATACCACACCACCAGATGTCCCTAATCTTACTAAAAAATCAGATGAACCATTTGTAGAAAGCCCACTAAACATTACAGTAATTCTTTTTACCCACGATGGTATTCCAGTAAAAGTAATAGTTGTTCCTGAAGTAGATGCAACGGCCGTACCACTAGTAATTCTTGTTGCTAATGTACCTATAATATTCTCAGGTAAAGTTAATACACTAGTACCAGCAACGGCTGGTGCTTGAAGTGTTATACTACCTGAAGTATCACCTGCAAAAACTTGAGAACTCATAGAATTACCCACCTAGAATTGGCTGCCATATTAACTGTAACACCTGCTGCATAATATATTGGACCTACACTCATAGCACCTTTGTTGGCCGCAATGTTAGCATTAGCTGAAATTACGTTATTATTTATAAAGATAACTGTATTAGAATCTGCGTAAGCATTAGTAGAACCTCCGCCGCCACCAGTATTGGCTTGGTTGAAAGCCGCATTGGCTTTATCGTAGGCTGCTCTAGCAGTATTGTTTGCACTATCAATTCTGGTATTATTGGTACTAATTAAACTGTTTAAGTAAACGGTATTTGAGTTGGCACTTATTAAACCACCTTCCAATACAGTTATTCTGGTGTTTTGAGTAGTGTCTACACCTTGTAAATATGTGGTGTTTGCTTGTGCTGAATTGGCTGTATCTCTGGCATA